TGATCAGGCCAACGCATTTGCGTTCAAGATCGACGACATCGAAGAGCGTCAGTCTCACGTCAACTTCGAAGCTCTTGCAACTTCTTCGGGTGCATACTCGCTGAAGCGCAAGTACGACGCTACTGTTCTTGACGCAATGGCAACCAACGCTGGCTTGACTGGCGAGTCAGGTGCCGCTGTCAGTCAAATCGGAAGCATCGGTACTCTTGGTTCGGCTTTGGACATTGGTGGTGCATCCTCTCCGGGTGACACTGCAGTCAACACCATGTTGATTATGGCCTCAGCCCTTGACGACCAATTTGTACCTGAAGAGAATCGTTGGTTTGTAGCTCCTCCTTTGTTCTACAAACATCTGTTCTCTGCTGGCTCTAAATTTGCCGAAGTACAAGTCACGGGCGATGCAACGTCTCCGCTCCGTAACGGCCTTGTATCGCTTGGCAACATTGCTGGCTTTCAGTGCTACAAATCAACAGCTCTGAATTCGACTGGCGGCACGGACCAAGTCACTCTGAGTGGTCTTGCTGTTGACGGCACGGAAAATGTAATCCTTGCTGGTCACATGAGCTCGACAGCTACGGCTTCGCACATTGCGAAAACCGAAGTTGTTCGTTCGACTGAAACCTTTAGCGACATCGTTCGCGGTCTGCATGTCTTCGGTAGCAAAGTATTGCGCCCTGAAGCCATCGTTCGCGGCGTTGTTAGCTTAGACTAGGGGAGAACTAAAATATGGCTACTTATACAATCACTAATGCTGTTGCTGGCGTACCCGCTGGCGTTAAAGCACAAGTTGTAGAAGTTGTTCTTGACTTCTCTTCAACTAGCTTAACAACTTCTGATTCGGTAGAAGTATTCGAACTTCCTGCCAACTCTTTGGTTGTTATGGCAGGTCTCGAAGTTCTGACCCTTGCCAGCACTGGTTCTCCAGTTCTGGATCTTGGCGATGATGCTGATGACGACATCTTTGCTGCTGCTGTTGCAGGTCACACTGCATTGGCATCTGGCACGACAAGTGTAGGCAAGTTTTACACCGCTGCTGACACCATCGACTTGATTGCTAACACAGCAACATTCGACGGTAAAGTACGTGTGTACGCTGTTATCGCAGAACTCGGCACTGCCGAAACTGCGGCAGCTTTTGCCTAATATAGTGCGGGGGAGGGCTAGTCTCTCCCCCAATCTTTAAGGAGATTGTAATGCCCCTCAAAAAAGGCTCTTCACAAAAGACGATCAGCGCAAACATCCGCAAGGAGATGGAATCGGGTACGCCGCAGAAACAAGCTGTGGCTATTGCTTTATCTAGCGCAGGGAAGTCTAAAAAGAAAGCCGCTATGGGAGGCTACACGGAGCGTTGGAACGCACAGCGCATGGCAAAGGGCGGTGAGTCCCGCGTCAATGAAGCAGGCAACTACACGAAGCCTACTATGCGTAAGAGATTATTTAACCAGATCAAGGCTGGCAATAAAGGTGGATCTTCGGGTCAATGGTCAGCACGTAAAGCCCAGATGCTTGCTAAACAGTACAAGGAAAAGGGCGGGGGCTACACAAGCTGAGAAAGAATCTATGGCAATCGCAAAACCACAGAAAAGCCTACAAGACTGGACGAAACAGAATTGGCGAACCAAAAGTGGTAAGCCTTCAACACAAGGGCCAGACGCTACAGGCGAGCGTTATCTACCTGAAAAAGCAATTAAAGCTCTATCTAGTGACGAATACGCCAGAACCACAAAAGCAAAGCGAGAAGGCAAAAAGCAAGGTAAGCAGTTCGTGAAGCAACCTAAAGGCGTTGCAGAAAAGACAGCAAAGTACCGTGCCGCATCAGGCGGGTACACAGCAAGATGGAGTAAAGCTCGTGGCAACAACTAAAAACGTAGAACGTACAGAAGGCGGCAAGCTAAAATATCGGGGAGAGACCTTTTCTGGGTACAACAAACCAAAGCGTACCCCCGGAAAGAACAAAAAGTTTGCCGTACTTGCTAAGAAGGGTAGCGAAGTTAAGATTGTACGTTTCGGAGATCCCAATATGACAATCAAGAAAAACATTCCAGAGCGTCGTAGTAACTTCCGTGCCCGTCATAACTGTGACACGGCAAAGGACAAGTTCTCGGCCCGCTACTGGTCATGTAAGGCGTGGTGATATCATGTGGCAAGCACTTGTAGGACCTATAGCTAATATCGCAGGTACTTGGCTTGAGGGCAAGCAAAAGAAGGCTGAAGCCCAAGCTAAACTTGAGGTAGCTAAAGTAGAAGCAACCGTTAAGAAGGTTGAACAGGATGGCGACTGGGAAACCCAAGCCATGTCCGCATCGGATAACTCGTGGAAAGACGAGGCGTGGACCTTATGTTTCATAGCTATCATTTTAGCTAGTTTCGTCGGGCCTCTGCAGCCGTACATGCAAGCAGGGTTTGATTTTCTCCGTAACGCACCTGAATGGCTTCAGTATGGCATCCTTGCAAGTATTGCCGCCAGCTTTGGTATCAAATCGATTAGTCAGCTAAAGAAATGAAGTACGATAGAGAACAGCTCGTAGATCAGCTAATGATACACGAGGGCGTAGAACTTAAGCCGTATAAAGACACATTAGGGATATTGACAATTGGTATTGGACGTAATCTCGAAGATAGAGGCATTAGTGAAGACGAAGCTCGTTACTTGTGTCTTAATGACATTCAAATTGTTGAGCGAGAGCTTCATTCAAATTTTGCTGTTATTGACAGGCTTGATCCTGCACGTCAGCTTGTTATTTCCGATATGGCTTTTAATCTCGGTATTCCTCGTCTTCGAGGCTTTGGAAAAATGTGGCAAGCTCTGGATGACGGAGATTTTGAGCAAGCAGCAGTAGAAATGCTCGACTCCAAATGGGCCCGACAAGTCGGTCAAAGAGCCCAAAGATTAGCAGAAACTATGCGTACAGGTGAGTACCCGCAATTTTAGGGTTGACTATCCTCTGTTTTTGCTGTAAAATAAGCATGGGAGTACCGCTATGTCAACATTTTTTATTGAAGCAATTCGTCACAGGTACAAAGCCCGTAAGCGGGATGCAGAGCAGACCATTGATTTCTACTCTGATATAGAGGCTACAGACCAAAATATCGAGGATATGTACCGTAAAATTGATGAGGCTTTGACCCATTGGATAGATGCTGATTTGCGTATAGGAGCTCTTGACGTTATTTCAGGCAACATGCCCCACCCATTTGAGCGGGAAACGGCTAATATGCAAGATATTTTAGAGCTAATTTTTACGAGTAAGCAGGCGTAACAATGCCCTTAACAACAGCAGGAAGCAAGTTTTTCACGGAATCTAAGTCGTTGACAACAACGTCGGAGACTACGATTTACACGGTTCCTGATAACTATTCCTCTATCGTACGCCTGCTGATGATTTCTAATACGGACAGCGCAGGTCGTAATGTGACGATTAGATGGTATCATGCCGATGACGGGGAAACCCATGTACTTTTAGGCAACAATGCGATAGGTGGTAATAGTTACGAAGCCGTACTCGATGCTGATCGCCCCTTGTACCTTCACGCCGGAGATATCTTTTATGTTACGGCAGCTACCGCTAATACGCTAGAAACAACAATATCCGTAGAAGAATACTACGACCCACACAGAGGATAATCATGAACTACTTACAGCTTTGCAATGCTGTTCTTCGTGAACTAAATGAAGTAGAGATCACTAACGTGACTTCTACACGGGGTATTCAAACGGCTGTGGCTGACTTTGTCAACAAGGCACAACGGGATATTATCAACTCTGAGGTAGAATGGCCTTTTACCGTACAGAATGAGTCGGATACTACGGTTGATGGGCAGCGTCTGTATAGCTTCGAAGCCGACGCCAAGACACTTAATTGGGCTACCTTTACAATTCAAGAGTCGGCAAGCCTACCCGAAAAGCGCTTGGACTACATTAGCTATGATGAGTATCTCGACAAGTACCACGAATCCGATACGAACCCTGACGGTAGTTCAGAAGGTGTACCCCAGTACGTATACCATACTCCCGACGACAAGTACGGATTGTCACCGACGCCGGATGCCTCAACGTACACTGTACGATACGCGTATTACGCAACAAATTCTGACTTGTCGGCAAACGCGGACGAGCCAACAGTCCCGAGTCGTTTCCACGACGTAATCGTGAACCGTGCCAAGTACTACGCGTACTTGTTGCGTTCCGATCCACAATCAGCACAATTTGCGGACAGGGATTATGTAGCAGGGCTACGTCGGATGCGTGTTGAGCTGATCAACCGCAAGGATTACATGAGGGCTGTATAATGCCCGATACTTCAATCATTAGTCCTTACGTAGTACGTCTCGGTGGTGGTCTGATCCTCGATAGGGATTCATTCTCTATACCACCCGGAGCTGCTATTCAGCTACAGAACTTTGAGCCGGATATTCGTGGCGGTTACCGCCGTATCAGCGGGTACGCGAAGTACAACAGTAACATCGTACCCCAGACAGCATCTGCAGATGAACCC